CGAGACTGAAGAATCCGAAGAAGTTGAAGGCGAGGAAGAAAGCCAGCCAACGGTACGCACATTCAAAGTCAAAGTAGACGGCGAAGAAGTGGAAGTGCCAGAGGATGAGTTACTTAAAGGCTACTCCCGAACCCAAGACTACACGCGCAAAACTCAACAACTCGCTGAGCAGCGTAAAGCCGCTGAAGCTGAGTATGAGCAAGTGCGTAATGAGCGACAGCAATACGCTCAGTTGTTGGGGCAGTTAAGCGCCAAGCTAGAGTCAGCGCCAGAGGTAGATGACTCACTGCAATACACAGACCCAATCGCTTACGCGCAACAGGTCGCACAGTATTACCAGTGGGAGAATCAGCGTCAGGCAGTAGCTCAAGAAAAGCAGCGTTTATCAGCAGTCCAGCAGCAGGAACAGGCAGCGCAGACGCAGAGGTATTTAGCTCAACAGCAGGAAATGCTAACGACGCTGATTCCCGACTGGGTTGATGCAGATGTGGCAAAGGCTGAGAAAGCTAAAATCCGCGAAGTAGCGAAGCAGTATGGTTACGGTGATGAAGAACTTGCCCAGCTATACGACGCACGAGCGGTAGCCCTAATGCGTGATGCGATGAAGTATCGAGACTTAGTAGCCAAGCGTCAGGAAGTGAAGCCACAAGCATCTCCTGTCGTGAAGTCCCGACCTAAAACTGTTTCGAGTCAGCAGTCGCAAATTAAGCAACGCTTGGCGAAAACAGGCAGCGTGAATGACGCAGCCGCTTACTTCAAATCCATTTTATAAGGTGAATTATCATGGCTCAGCCAACCAACACGTTTGATACGTATGATGCAAAAGGCATCCGCGAAGATCTCAGCAATGTGATCTACAAAATCAGCCCAGAAGAAACCCCATTCATGTCGAATGTGGGCAAAGGCTCGGCTAAATCGACCTACTTCGAATGGCAGGAAGATTCGCTCGCTGCTACCGACCTGAACAACGCTCAGGTTGAAGGCGACGACTCCCCAGCCGTAGAGCCATCGCCAACTGCTCGTATTGGCAACTACACGCAAATCAGCCGCAAGACCGTTACTGTTTCCGGTACGCTGGAAGCTGTTGACAAAGCCGGTCGTAAGTCCGAAATGGCTTACCAGATGGCTAAGCGCGCTGCTGAACTGAAGCGTGACATGGAAGCTATCGCTACTTCCGGCCAGGCTGCTGTTGGTGGCAACTCCACCACTGCACGCAAGACCGCTGGTTTCGGTGCTTTCCTGCGTACCAACACCAACAACGGCGCTCTTGCTCCCGATCCAACCCTGTCGGGCACAACTTCGGGCTTCCCGAACGCTGCTGCTGGCAACGGCACAGACCGCGCTTACACTGAAACCATCCTCAAGGATGTGATTCAGCAGGTGTGGACTGAGGGTGGCGACGCCAAGATGCTGATGGTCGGTGCTCTCCTCAAGCAGAAAGTATCGACCTTCACTGGTATTGCTCAGACCCGTTTTAACGTGAACGGCAACAAGCAAGCCAGCATCATCGGTGCTGCTGACATCTACGTGTCGGACTTCGGTAACGTAGAAGTTGTGCCCAACCGCTTTATGCCTGCTGATGTTGCCTACCACGTTGATCCTTCGATGGCTTCGATCATGTTCTTGCGTCCATTCGAGAAAGTCGAATTGGCTAAGACTGGCGATGCTGACAAGATGCTGCTCATCTGTGAGTGGGGCGTTAAGGTCAACAACGAGCGCGCTCACGGCGTTGCACGCGACCTGATCCCGTAATGGGTGATAGAATAGGGGCTACTTCGGTAGCCCTTGTTCTTTGAGGTAATAGATGGATAAGCGACTGTTTGACCACTGCCCTGAGTCTGGTGTCACGAAATACTGGCATTATGATGAAGCGACCGATACAGCCCGCATTGAGACCGTTCAATCGGCTCAAGCCGTTAATAGTATTCTTGATGAGAACAAGGCCGAGCGTGCAGCGCATGACGGCACGTTCAAAGATGGTATGCACAAGATCGCCAGCATCCCGATGGTGCTGTATCATGAGTGGAAGAAAGAAGGCTTGTTCGAGCGCGAGAATCATCCCAAACTGATGATGCGCCTTCGTGACCCTTCTTACGCTAACTTGCTCACGGTGCAAAAGATATGAGCTATGCAACCTTGCAGGATGACATTGCAGCGTTTATTGATAACCAAGACATTGCAAACAAGATTCCGACGTTTATTCGTCTCACCGAATCTCGGATGAATCGAACAATTCGCACCCGTGAAATGGAAACGGCAGTCACCGCCACCATTACAACGCAGATATCAGCATTGCCTGCTGACTTTCTTGAGTATCGTCGTATTACGCTTAACGGCTCTCAGCCTATTCGTCTTGAGTATGTGACGCCGCAAGAGGCCGACACGATCAAGGAGTCCGGCAAGCAGGGCGATCCAGTATTCTTTACGATCGTCGGAAACAAGATTGAGCTGATCCCATTCCGTGAGTGCAGCATTAGCTACGTCTACTACACCAAGATTCCAGAGCTGTCGGACTCGATAACATCAAACTGGCTGTTAGATCGGCACTATGACTTGTATCTGTACGGCAGCTTAGTTCAGGCTACTTTGTACTTAAAAGACGACCCCACAGCTTGGGCGACCCTATTCGATAGCGCGCTCTCCGAGATTGAGATTGAGGATGACCGCGCACAATTCCACGGCACAACGCCACAGATTCGAGGAATAACCATTGGATGAGTCAGTAGCAAATTGGGAATCGGCTGACCTTTACTTTGACTCTGATTACGCGGTCGAGGATTACTACGACCCCGAAATCACATCAACAACTTGGGAGCCGGTAAATGGCTGACAGTCAGCTTAATGGCAACCCATGCAAGAGGTGCGGCGGCACAAAGAAAACCAAGAATAGGCAATGCCTTGACTGCAAGCGCGAATATTCTCGGTTCCTTATGGCTAAGAAGCGCAAAGAAGATCCTGAGCATAACGAGAAACAAAGGGCTTGGCGCAAGGCAAACAAGGAAAGAATGTCGGCTTATTACAGGCGCGACTCGCTTGAAAAGAAGTTTTCCATGAGCTTGGATGACTACGATAAAATGATGCATGAGCAAAACGGCGTATGCGCCATTTGTAGCCAGTCTTGTGTGAGTGGGAGGAGGCTTGCGGTGGATCATTGCCATGCGACTGGCTTAATACGCGGCTTACTGTGCGCAAACTGCAATAGAGCGCTGGGCTTGTTTAAGGACATGCCTGAAAGACTGATAAAGGCAGCAGCCTACCTCTTGGAGAACAATCGTGGCCGATACATTTACCCAAAACTTTAATTTGCAGAAACCCGAGGTCGGGGCAAGCACCGACACTTGGGGCACGAAGATCAATGCCAATCTGGACATCATTGATGATGTGCTAAGTGGCGCTCGTGCGGCATTCCCTAATGTGTTAGTGGCGACAACTGCAAACATTACGCTGTCAGGCGAGCAGACCATTGATGGCGTTCTGACTTCCGCTAGTCGCATCTTGGTAAAGGATCAGGCTGCGCCAGCTAATAACGGTATTTATGTTACTGCTGCTGGATCATGGGTGCGCGCTGGTGATGCCAACTCAGTTGAGGAGTTTGTTCTTGGCCGCTCGGTTTACGTGCAGTCTGGTACGGTGGGCGGTGGTCGTGAGTATCGTGTCGTCAGCAGCGTCATCTCTCTTGGCACAAGTCCGGTAGCGTTTAGCGATGCTATCAAGCAGGGTGCTGCTAACCTTGGCGCTACCACACTGGCTTCTTCCTCGGTTACTGGCAACGAGACAGTCGGCGGAACGCTTTCCGTAACCGGCAACGCCACCCTCGGCTCTGGCGCTGGAAATAGCCATGTGGTTAATGGAAACCTTAGCGTTGAAGCTGGATCTATTTCAACCTCAGCAGGCGGAGCCCGAGGAGATTACCTTGGAACTTCCATTGAACTTGCTGCAGGCACTACATCAGATGTTGCCACCCTCATCGACTTCCACGCCCGCGCAGGCTCTGACTTTGATGCTCGAATTGTTCGTGGTGGTGGGGCTAATGGAGTTTTGCAGATTGACCAACAAGGCACTGGAATTACAGCACTTTCGCACAGTGGCGTCGCCCAGTTCGCCATCGACTACGCATCCAACTTCTCCCGCGTAATCCCCGGAGGATCCACGCTCTACCCAGACTTTGCTTGTCGGGCTTGGGTGAATTTTAACGGAACAGGCGCGACAGGGAACCAAACTATTCGTGCGTCGGGTAATTTCACATCAATTGCAAAGTTATCTACGGGCTATTACCGAGCAAACTTCGCAACACCGATGCCTGATCAAAATTATTGTGCAGAGGTAGGCCAGTCGGCCGATGGAACTATTCGTGCAGATGCCCATATTTTTTCAACGAACGCATTTGCTCTGTCTGCGCCTTCGGCGGCTTCTTTCGTTTTTGCACTAACTTCAAACACCGGGACAAATGTTGACTCTACCTACATAAATATTTCGGTATTCAGGTAACTAATATGAAAATCATCTACCAAAACCAAGACAACACAATCGCTATCATAATTCAGGTGGAAGGCTGCGGCCTCACTGTCGAGCAAATCGCTCAGAAGGACGTTCCGCACGGCGTACCCTACTTGATTGTAGAGGACTCTGACCTTCCATCAGACTGGTCAACATCCGCAGCTTGGGAAGCTGACTTCAGCGCCCCGCATGGCATTGGAATGGGGCCGCAGCGTTACTTCATTGCGCAGGCTGCTGCTGTTATTGAAAACCCAGAAAGCACGCCGGAACAAATTGAAGCCGCCATGCTACTAAGCGAGCAAATGCAGCGCGAGATCATTGAACTTGAAGGAGCGCCGATGTGATTACTATCAATCCAGTAAAACTTAAAGAGATCGAAAACGAGAAGGCTCGCCAATCCCGCGCCGCTGCGTTCACTGCCGAGTATGACCCGTTAGCCGGTAAGTACGCACGGGGCGAAGCTACGCAGCATGAATTGATCGACAAGGCTGC